GACACATTGCCAGAGAAAAACGCAGAAGTTGCCGTTACAAAACCAACAGACATACCAGTGTCTGATGTATTACCTTTATTTAAAACTTCATCTAAAGTATCGGGGACCTGAAGAGAATTGCTAGCAATACCAACCCATTTTTTACTTGGACCATCATAAAGTAATAATGATCCACTTGTAATTCCAGAAAAATTTATATCATCCAAATATTGAAGTCTTACTTCACCACCACCACCTTGAGCACTAGCAACTCTTGCCGTCTCATTAACCATCTTCCGAAGTTGGTCCATCTCACGTTTGAGACGAGCAATTTCAGTTTCGGATTCATTAATTTTTTCTTCTTCAGTAACAAGTTGATCAAGAATCTGAAGTGACTTGTCAATACTAGTTTCTTCTTTGGATACTAACCTACTCCCAAGACCTTCTGACGGTTGTAATGGCTCAGGTGTAATAATATCTACAGACTCTACATCGGAAGGTTTATAGATATCTTTCCAATTGCTAGTATCTACTTCTTCCTTCTGAAGTTTTATCCATTCGTCAGGTATAGCGTTATGCTTTTCTTTAAATTGGTTATGTAATTGAAGTGGAGTAATACCATATTTTTTACAAATACCTCTCATAAGTCTATCAATTGACTTATAAGATGGATTTTTGAGATTTAAAAGTCCTTTCTCAAGAACTTTTACTTCTTTTTGAGTATCTTTTTCTACCTTCGGAGCTTCACTAAACAAAAATGCTTCAAAAATTTTGGCATCTTTCTTAATTTTTTCTAATTCTTTCTCTTTTTCTAAACTTTTTTCTTTAACTTTCTTTTTTTCTTCACTCAAAGTGTTGAAAAGATCTCCAAGGGATACCTCTCCAACTATTTCTTTAGTCTTTTCTTTCTCTTTCTTTTTTTCTTCGCCAATAAGAGAAAAGAAGTTTCCTAAATTCTCCATTTTTACACAGATATCGTAGCATTTACCATAACAGAACCCTCAAATACCTTTGAAACTGTACTAGAACCAGATGTTACTAGGATATCATAGTAATTTCTACCTACTACTAATTTAGAAGTAATTGTAGTACCCATTGACAACGTAATTGTTCCTGTAGTTGATGCAATTCCTACGGCAAAACTCTGAAAGTTGCTCAAGTCTTCTGGATACTTTCTTACTTTAGAGACTCCCGTGTAACCGGTCAAATTGACAATGGTCTGATCAGGATTCTTCATCACAAAATTTTGTGAAAAATCTGTTCCTTTTTCAATTTGTATATTTACAGATTCGACAGCCATTTCAGTCTTTTTATGTATTTAGGTCCTTACCCGCGTTCTTTAACATCTTCTGAAGGTCTGCGGTTGAACCCACAAAAAGTGCATTGTTGACTGTGGTTGGTCCTTTCAATTCCTCTTCCTTATTTACATCTTTCAACTTCTTCTGAAGATCCATCAATTTATCTGTTGCATCAGAAACACTCTTAATTAACTGTCCAGCAACTTCATATGCGCGAGGCATCTCACTCTCTTGAGCAAGTTCTAAGATTCCATTGATTGCTTCCTGACCTTTTTCAATGATCGAATATAAATTACCTCTTGTGTATTCATAGTCTTTGCGAACATCTTCCTTGGAATTTTCATACCTCTCAATTCTTTTCTCAATAGCATTTTTTTCTGGTTTTACCTCTATTGGCTCAACATCAAAGGTCTCATTGAGTTTTTCATACTTATCCATAATTTACCTCAAAAAAGATTCCCATCAAAACCGAAATTGTCACCAACTTCAATTTGTGCATTATCAGCTTGAGTTATTGTATGCACTTTCTCTCCAAGCAAATGATTTTGTAGTGGTGACTTATCTTGGGCTCTCTTAACTACTAGTTTATTTCCTGTCACATTCTCTACATACATTTCTTCTTGACCGATGTAAATATAAGATTTCTCTGGAATTTTAGTTCCGTCATCAACATCGATTATGGTTTCTACCATATCAACATTCTCCGAGAGTAGAGTTGCGACTACGCCATCGTAATCTTTGACTGCTCTTGGGGTAACCTGATAAGTAACATCTCTCTGATAAGAATTTCCACTAGTCGAACCAGCAACATACCCAACACTAACCTTCTTGATGATATCGGAAGAAACGTCTTTGAGTGGACCAAAGACATAAGTCTTCGCCGTAAATGTTAACGTGTATATAAGTGCCCTTCTCGTATCAAAATTACCTTCATAATCATCACTCATATCAATGTTGTCCAATTGAACTGGGACATTGACTAATTCCTTCAAATTTCCTAAAAACTTAATAGGAAGGGTATATCCTGGTTGAAAATATGGAACAATTTGTTCAATAATTTGAAGCATATCATCATTCAATTTGGTGTAAATTGAAAGAGTGATTGTCATATTATATGGAACAGGAAGATATCCTCTCTTAGTCTCTGTTCCATCAGAATTCGTATAAACTACCGTCTGAGTTTGAGTTGACTTCCTTGACGAATCATACGCCAAATTTGTAAATTCAAATGACATCCTCGGAAGTGTTATTTGAACCGGTGCATTCAAGTCTGGATTCTGTTGTAGTCTTGCAAGAAATTTTTGAGTAGGTCCGTAAGCAAGAGGAACTTTAATGACGCTAAATGTAGAGTCATTCTCATCTTTATGTTGAATTTGGATTCCGTTGAACAAGGAACCAAAGCCAATAATTACAGATCTAAAGATCTCATTGTAAAAATATTCAAACATTACTTCGAAGACATATACTTCTATTTAACAACTTTCGATTACGGCATACCAAATGGATTGGATGTTGAAAAATCTAAAATTGTTTTTGCTTCTGCCTCAATATTATCATTATCGGCAAATGGTGTAACCAAATCATCCGTGTTTATAGAACCAACCACATATTTTGCTCCAGACGTACCACCGGTTATATACTCTTGTGAAACAAAACTACCACTTACAATACTAATCTCTATAATGTTTGTAACACCATTCCATTCTTTGACCCTCGCCGTTGTGCCGGATACCGAACCGGTTACAATTTCATTGAAGACGAACATTCCACCAACACCAGTATTAGGATTATCGACAAATGGTGGATCAATAATTACAACCGGGTTAGTATCGTATCCAGAACCACCATCAATAACATAAATTGCGGTAACAATACCTGCACTAATTGTTGCAAGACCAACAGCATATCTAGATGGTGATGGATAGAATGAATCGAATGTTGTAACAGAAGAATCCCAATAGTAATTAGTATCACTGAATAATGGATAAGTACCTGCAGTTAAACCAATAGAAACCTTTGGTGCTTTGATATATCCAGATCCACCATCCGTGACAGTAACTGTACGAATAGAACCATCTGTAGAAATACCAGTAGTAGCAGCTGCCCCAACACCGGTATCGCCATTTATTAATATCCAAGGCGCAACGGAATATCCACAACCAGCATCTGTCATATGAATAGCAGAGATTCTACCACCTATACCATTACAGTTTGGATAGTCATATGAAAGTGATGCAATACCTATGGCAGTAATTCCTCCTGGAGGTGCAGAAGAGAATCCAATTTGGGGTTGTGTCACGTAATCTTTACCCATGTTGGTAATAGTTACCTGACTAACTGCACCAGCTGGACATGCTTGTGCAGTTGCTGTTGCAGATCTACCAGCACCAATCAGTGCCAGTGTCTGAATATAACCAATCTGTGCAATCTCATCATCAATATCGGCAATACCAGTATCGATAACTTCATCTTCATAACGGAAGAGTTCACATCTTAACTCATAGACATATGTCTTCTTTAGTTGGTAGAAAGGTTGTTCATGTTCTACAAACTTAATCTCAAACAATCTGTCTCCAAGAGGAAAATATATTAAATCACCCTCCTTTGGTCGTGTAGAAAGTTCGATATCAGGAATATCTTTAATCAGTGGAGTAATATAATTCTCATATCTTTCTTTTGAAATGACTAGTTGCAGGTCATCTCTATTTTCAATACCAAACTTCGAGAGAATACTTCCTTGGCCAGTATATCCCTCATAGTTATCCACATATGCCTCAATAGGATATGCGTTAGTGAAGTCAGATTGAATGACTTCTTTGATAACAGTATTAGTTGTAACATACCTTCTGGGTAAGTAATAGACTTCTATTCCATACATCCGCAACTGTTCGTTGACAAGACTCTGGACTAGATTCTGCTCAGTTTTACTACCGTTCAGGAAAAATGGGTTGAGCATAATGTATTACCCAATAAGATCTAAAGGTGGAAGTTCATATGTACTCATCATCTTTTCTTGGATCTTATCAAGATCCGCTTGACCGTCTTCGTATATTTGTCTTCCATTAAATTCAATACCACCTGGAAGCTTCACACCTTGAAACTTAATTAAATTCTGACCCCACTGCTTCTTAACAAGAGCAGTTACATATGGTTTCAGGAATGAATCGTTCCAAATTCTTGAATACTCGTTGGGATCATTTGCAGCCCAACAATCAAGAACAAGAAACTCACCAACCTGTAACTCACTCCAATCAATATCCAAATATAATCTATCTGTCCTTTGATTAAATCTAATCTGTTTATGAGTATTCAGGATAAAGTTAATTGTCTCCAAGTAACCCATTGTCATTGAATAAGATGTCAAATCATAACCAGATGCACCAAATCCATTGAGACCAAGAACGTCATTCAACATCATTTGATATTTAACATTGAACATTCCTTGTCCCATTCCGCCGCCAAACTGGAATGCTTTATTCACTCCAATAATTGAAGGTGGAATTTGTATATAATTACTATTCTGATAGTAGGTAAATGTTACTGCGGTTCCTACAATATTTGCAGTAGTTGATGTTGATGCAATACCAGTAGTTCCACTTTCATTTTGTGGTGCACCAGGTGGTCTAGCTCTTCCCCTATTGATATCGTCTTGAGTTATCTGATACTTCAAATATACCTGAGTAACCCCATCAAAGTGTCTCTCGTTGAAATATTGAATTGCATCATCAATAAGATCTTGAACCTGTTCGTCCGCAACATTGACCTCCAAAACAGGAGCACCAAGTTGTCTCAAAACATAATCGGTAAATTCTTGTCTGGTGGTAGGCTGGGCCATTTATATAAGAACTTCTATATTGACTATTTATAGTCTGGTCTTAACATCGATGTAATATCTGAGAGTAAATTCTTAATATCACTCATATCACATTTTAGAGATGAAACTTCAGTTTGAAGAGAATCAAGTCTCTGTCTCTCCTTAGTCATACTATCTCTATTTTTTACATAAGCTTGAAACTCAAGGTTATTTTTATTAAGAATGGCTCCGGTTGAGGAGTCTCTAAAATAACCTTCCATTCCTTCCACCGGTATTAACTGTTTCATATCAAGCGAACGAAATTGCCCGAAGGGTTCTTATGAGTGGAGCATTGGACTGATCAGTCGATGTACCCACTATCTTGATACGGAAAGACCCAAATGGTACCAAGTCATCAATTGTGAATTTATACTCCTTGTAGAGGTTTACAGACGGCTCTGGTTGATAGGAATCAATCTTAGGTACTTTTACATCAGATGTACCATTATTGTTTGAGATATCAATAATAGCACCATTACTAGAAACATTTGAATATCCAGGGAATGGAATAAAAACGGTTTCTTCCGGTTTAGTATCCTGGTTCAATGCATAGAATAGTCTAATATCATTGTTATTAGAAATATACGCGTCCAATATAACTTGGAGAGAAGTTGCAGGATTCTCAAGAACTATATTCTTAGAAACATATATGAACGAGTTTGGATCGGTCTCAGTACCATTGACTCTAAAGTCAGATGCATAATCAGTAACCGGTCTATTCACTCTGTTCGAAGTAAAGACTACAGAAGCGTTGTCCAAGTCAATTGCAGGACTCAATCTTTCATCAACAGTAAACATACTGAACAACATAGAGAATGATTTTTGACCAGGATATGTGTCACTATTCAAATATAGAGACTCATTCAGTGGTGAAGCAATCATTCTCTGAGAGTTGAAGTAATTTTTAGTGAAGATGTTAATCTGTTCGTAACCCTCATCGACATATGACTGTTGAGTTCCAGAAATACTTGAGGCAGAGACTGTTCTTACTTGGGAGATAAGCTTAGTGCCAGTTGGTGATATCGTGGTTACTTTTGGTGTAATCAAAGAGAAAGGTAGGTTATAAGAACCAGTGACATCTGGACCACCAGCAACAGTTCTTTCATTGAAGTATAGTGGGGGAAATCCATCTGCGTTAGCAGGTGCTCTATTAATACCACCAGAATTCATTTGAATCTTGATGTAATAGTAATCCAACCCAATGGGGGCTTCTACCAGGTCACTTGCACTGACATTTGAGAGTAGATGTTGTCTATTAATTCTTCTCAGTGAGACCCCATTCAGTTGATACTTAGTAACAAGTTCTCCTAGAGCATGAGTTGCAATTGTGGTATTATCAATTCCTCTTACAACACCAGTCAATGTTCTGCCATTTACACCATTATAACTGATAAGTTCGTCTCCGATCTTAACGTAACCAGGATTAGTAGCACCAACTCCAATATTTTCAAATGTAGTGAATTCAGTTGCGGAACCATCAAGGGTAACGAATGTAGTTGTATTGAATTTATATTCTTGTGCAAGACTGATTGGTATAGTATCTGAAGCTACCTCAGCAAGATCAAGTCTATCTACATTCGAGTATAGACCATGATTTCTTTGGAACACCTTAATGTAATCACCATTTGTTGTGATGTTTATCGGGGAAACCGGAATTACATCTCCACCAACACTAAAATTAAGTTCTGTTGTAATACCACTATTGTTATCATAGTGTAGTGGGTAGCCGGCATTGGTTACAAAGTTACCTTGAACGTTATTCAATATCAGAGTGTTATTTCCGAGAATAGATTCGACAGAAAGTTGCATTCCAGAACCAAGATTAACACCACCCAAATTGACTGGGGTCAATACATCACCAACAACATAACCAACACCACCATTGTTTATAGTTGCCGCTGTAGCAGAACCATTGTTGATAGTAATATTTGCGGTAGCATTCAATCCTTTGCCAGTAGTCGAAGTTAATGCAACTCCAGTGTAAGATACAGTACCACTTGCTGGTACATATCCGCTACCAGTATTTGTAAGTGAAAGACTTGATGTTGCGGATCCCGCAAATGCGACCAAGGTTCCAGTTGCACCAATATTGAGTTGCCTGACAGTATTACCTACTGTTAGACTAACGTCTTGAACCGTAGTTCCAAGACCAACTCGAATCTCTCTAGAATTCATAGAGAGACCAGTTGGATCGATCTGGGAAAGTGATGTAGGTAGATTTGGATTAAAGAATTGAACGTTGCCCGAGGCTTTAAACGAAGATCTAAACATCTCAAACTTAAGGTCTTCATACTGACTTGGAGTCCATACTGAAGCATTTTGAGATTTGAATAAAGAACCAAGAAGAGGTTGTTCTGTTACAAGAATCTGGCCAGCCTCTTGGTCTACAGTTCTTACATCAGCTTCACCCAATCTACTAATCCATACCTTCCACTCAACCGAGTGTGATAGTAGAACCATAGCATACTCAGTTCCACCATTTAGATACACTGGAGAATCCAATGTAATGGTATATGGAATAGAACCATCATCACTAACTGTCACGTTTGCAGGTTCAATATCAACTTCAGAGAAAGCAAGAACAGTCTCTGTTGGTGTTCCAAGTTTACATTCTCTCAGTTGGAAAGTTGCTGGAGTGTTTGCATCTTTTGATTGGAAGAATACATTGACTTTAGTAACAAAGATTCCAGTCTCATCATCAACACGGAATGTTTGTGCGAGAGGGTCTCCTCCAAAAAAGCGTGGACGTGGTGGTGGAGTTGGTCTTTGTATTACATTAGTAGTAAAGTTATTACGTGTTATATTACTAACGTTAGTTACATTGGTAACATTGGTAATAAAGTCTTGCTGGATATTGGTAACATTGGTAATAAAATCTTGTTGAATATTTGTAATATCTTGTTCAATTGTAGTTGTAACATCAAATCCACTTTCAACCGCAATAGTATTAGATGTGAAATTATCACTAAGACTTCTCAATTGGCTAAAGTCTTCCGTGTCTACCGAAGCATTTCTCAAAGAGAGTGTTGCTTCTTGAGTAGTATCTACGTCACCTTGCGAATAGAATGTTCCTTCTCCTGCAGTGGTTGTAGCACCTTCAATTTGACTGTCAATTTTACTACTGGTAAGTCTAAATCTTGATCTACCAGTTTCGAAAGTTGGGTTGGCATTGTTTGCACCATCAGGTACTCTGAATGATGCTTGTAGGGTACCGACACTATCACTAATGAGTCTTACGTTGGTGATTTTTGCTTGAGCACCACTAGTTCTACCAGTCAGAATCATTCCATTTGATATATAACCACTAAACTGTGGAAAATCTTCAGAAGAAAGACTAAAGGTATCAATGTTTACAATACTGGAAGATTCTGAATATACAGAATTAACAAAAACATTTCTGTCATATGGATTTTGATCATAAAGATCTGTTGGATTATTATATGGACCATACTTATGGTCAGACTTTGCAACTCTAAAGTCGATACGCGGAACAGAACTTGAAGTATTTTTTCTAGAACCACCATTATTCAATCTACCATTAATGGTCTCACCAACAATAAATGATCCGTGAATCATTTCAATTTCAATCAACTTAGGTACAATAAACTTGTTAACATCTACTTTATCAAAGAACGAATAAAGTTTAGTATAAGGCCTGAATTTTGTTCCAGTAACTTCAATATTACGAGATCTCATAAAGTGAATGATGTCTCTTCTTACAACTCTATCTCCAAGAGATTCTGTCTCGATTACTTCATTAATGGTTGATTGTGTTCCAGATCTTTGTTGATCCAGTGTAATTCCGCCACTTGCACTAATATTGTTGACAATCGCATCACTCGCATCGATAATCTGATCAACACCAACATCTCTTCCACGAAGAAGATTATCTACAAGACCATTTGATATTACGTCAGATGCACCTTGAAGGAATTGTTGATCATTTGACAATGACAGATCTAAGTTGACCCCAACAGTTTCCCATGAATTCCAAAGAACGGGACTTACGCCAGTTCTTGAACCATCTGCATTATTTGCCACTTCTGCCCCAAGGGATTCCGCAATACCTTGGAATGAACCCTCCATCATTACATTGTTAATTTCAAGCCTATTGACATCAATCCAAACATCAACATCTGGAGTTAACTTGACAGTACCTTGCCAGAACTGAATTAGGAAAGGAGTTACACTTTCAATTCTTGTTGCATATGGTTGTGTCAACCAAGATTGATCAGTGTAGTCAAGAGTAATAACTCTTCCGGTTTGTTTAATACTATTACCAACAATCTCAGCAAATTGAGAATCTTGGTTGGCATCAGAAGTTGCTCCAATTCCTGGAATTGAAGTTGTTCCTAGCTGAAGATTAATTGCAGTAGTGTAATGAGAAGGTCTTAAGATACCTTTTCTAGTATCAACACTATTCTTAATACCAATCGTAGAATCTTGTGGCTCAAGAGAAGAGAAGTTATCTACAAAAATACCAGACTTAAACCTGTTATTACCATTTCCATCTTCTACAAACAAATTAAGAGTATTAGTCTCAATTTGACTCAAGGAGGTGTAGTACTCAAGATTTTTAATTCTCTGCTCAAGTTTAGCGATATCGGTCATTTGATATCTTTTATGCTCTACAAAATTAATTTTTGCATCAGAGGTATTGTATAGATATGCCGGTAGGAAAACATTAGCAATATTCATTGCTCCACTGATACTATCAGGAAGTCTTGGTTGGTCCTGAGGAGTGCCTTGAATTACACTTATAGAACCCGTTTTGTCAACGTAGATCCTATCTGCCCTTGGAAGATAGTATTCGTAACCAAGAGTCATTACTTCATCAGAAGCAATAATGTGATTAGAACTATGCTGATTCCCATCAACAGCATCTGCAAAATTTCTACCATCAAATTCCAATGGCGATCTTGCACCAGCAACAACTGTGTAATCGGTTACTCTAGGTCTTGCGTCAATAATATCCGAATTTCTATGTCCATTTACTGTGGACAATTTGGCATAGTCAAAATTATTATAAGAATTTACTGTGGTGATATCACCTTGGTCTGCAGAATCATAATTTGCAGTTTGATAGTAAACTCTCAGTCTTCTAGAAGGAATTCCTGCAGAACCCTTTCTAATAATTCTTGAATAATCGTAATATCCACCTTTCTGTCCATTAGAGAACTTGAAATCTTTGGTAATGTTTTTAGAACCCAGTTTTGCACTGTTTGCAATACCATTGGTCGAAGATAGATTACCAGATATAATTTCTCCGTTTTGGAAAGTTGAACTATTCAGGTAGATAAAATATACTTTAGTATCTGTAAATTTCTCAACATATATTGCTTTGGCACCACTAGTTTGACCAGTCAGCGTCTCGCCGATAAGCAAATCATTAGTTGTTCCACTAACACCATCCATCTGAGATAGTGTCATATATGGAGCAATAGGGTCTCCTACATCATCAGATTGAAATACACCATAAATCTTAGTTACATCTGGGGTATTCAGGCAAATAACTTCGTCTTGCACTCTTGTTCCGAATGGGTAATTACCTGCAACCAATCCATCACCAAGAGTTGTAGAACCAATGCCAGATGCAGATGAACTTGACTTATCAATAACAATACTGTTAGAG